TGGTAGTAGGAGGGGTTCGACTCCCCTCCGTGCTTCTAAACATAACACATAACACATCATGACAACACAGGACTTCCTCAAGTCACTTAGCGGTATGCAGGTGGCTAAATTCGACGACAACACAATCTACATGGCTAACGGCATGGAGGTGCGGCACTACATCAAACTCAACGAGTGGCTCAACTTCGACTCATACGGACAGCCCGACGGCATGCCCATACAAATGCAGTTGATTGTGCTATTCAACGGCGCACAGGTAATGACATGGGGCGCCGAGACAGAACTAGACAACGCGCACCTCTCTAGGTGGTGGATAGAGCGCAGAGCCATGGCTAGAAACAAGAGCAGGGAAGTGGAGCAGGGCCTAGCCAAGGTCGGCTACACGCTGCTAATGCAGGGCATTGACTAGGTAAACTGACGAGGCTTCAATAGCCGAAACCGCCTGCGGGCGGTCTTTACCAACACACAACAGCATGAAAAAACGATTCTTTTTCCGCCGCCCGTCGCAATTCTCATTCGACATGGTGGTGACAATCAACGACGACAGGCACGAAGCCAACTTCCTAGCCTCCATGGTGCGCAAGGGCTACGAGATAGTAGACACCGAGACATACCGCGCCGAGTGCGCTATGTTCGCACCATTCAGAAAGACTAGACTATCATACGGCGGACGCAGGTTCTAACATTAACTCATAACACAATACAACACAACAATGGCAAACATGTGCTACCACTTTGTTAGCTGCACAGGAAGTGCGACTAACATCAAGAAATTCAACAAAGTACTACAGGACGGCATAGAGCATATGCGCACCTTTCACGAGGCCACGTCGCTAGGCGTAGACATACAGGAGGGCTACTTCTTCGACGTCGAGATACAGGAGCAGGAGCAGCCCATTCACCTAGTGTTCCGATACGAGACCAAGTGGGCCCCCAATCTCAAGGACCTCGCAGTCCTAGCCAAGAGACACAAGCTAGACATGGAATGCGAGTACAACGAGTGCGGCATTGGGCTGTATGGCAAGGCCACGATAGACAAGCACGGCTTTGTCAACGACGACGAGGTGTCGGGCGAATTTATGGAGCTCATCGAGTACAACGAAGAGACGGGCCTGTACGAGTACGACGGCATAGAGTACGAGACCGAGGGCGATATCATCGACGAGCACTACGAGAATTGGAAATTCCTAAACCCACAAAACAGCTAGGCATGGTGGCCATGGAGGGGCTCGCTTCCCCTCCCTAGCTCTAATTTATTAACAACAATTTATTTTCAACACTATGAACAACAATTTCAACCTCGACAGCATGCTGTCAAACATCGCCACAGGCGCTAAGACAATCGAAACCCTCCAAGCTACAGGCCTCGATTGGCAGGTAAACAAGGTACAACTCTACACACCCGACGGCACGCCTGTCGACAGCGCATGGGCCAACCAACGGGCCGACAACGGCGCCATTCTCGGTGTAATGTCAGAGCAGTACGCAGTCTTTCAGAACGAAGAATTGGCTGAACTATGCGAGGCAATCGCAGGCGAGTTTGGCTACACCATCCACAAGGGCGGCGCTCTGAACGGCGGCAAGAAGGTCTACCTACAGCTGTCAGCGGGCAGCGTTACAGGTATCGGTGACAACAACGACCGCGTAGAGAAGTACGTGACTGCGCTCAACTCATTCGACGGCTCGAGCAGCGTTTGCTTCGGGTCCCTAGGGTACACCATTAGCTGTCAGAACACCTTCTACCGCGCAGCCCGTGACAAGGCCATGAGCCGCGTGCGCCACACATCTAGCATGCGTGACCGAATCGAGGCAGCCAAGCACCAAATCTTGGGTATCATCAAGGCCGACGAGAGCCTGTACGACACCTTCTTCAAGATGGCCAATGCTCAGATGACCCCCGAGATTGTACGCAGCGTGGTGCAGCAGTTGACTGACGTCGACATCACCAAGACGCCGAGCAGCATCAAGGCCGACCACAGCGCCCGCAAGTTCAACATCGCAAGCGACCTGCTCGACAGCATCCGCCGCGAGACTTCATACAAGGGCGGCTCGCTATGGGGACTGATGAGCGGCGTGACTCACTACACCACTCACAAGGCGTCCGCTCCTAACCGCGAGAATGGCCGTATCGAGGCTAAGATGACAGGCAACGCAGGGTCCATGGACGCGCAGGCCTTCGACATCCTAGCGAAAATTGTAGCCTAAGGCTACGGCAAGCAGGCATGGTGGCCACGGAGGGGTTCGATTCCCCTCCCTGCTTCTAAACTTAATACACAACGTCATGAACGAAGAGACAACAATTTACAACGAGCCAACTTCAGAGCAAGTTGCCGACGCAATCAAAGCGTCACTACCCGAATGCCTATCGATTACAGACTTCGCCAAGGCCGTCGCCTACATTGTGAGCGACGAGTATGGCGAGCATTGCTACGGGCAGTTCCTGTACACCCTCAAAGAAAATCTAATTAATCTGAAGTAATTGTGAACACTATGTACATCATCAAGATTACGCGCACGACATCGGGAGAGGTGACCCTGCGCAAGGAGGTCAGCGGCTACACTAGGGCCTACAACCTATTCACGGAGCTATGTGAAGAGCACGGCTACAACATCCAAGAGAACCCCATGGAGGGCGGCTACCTAGCGGGCGGCCACAGCCACGACTTCATCATCGAGCTGTACGAGCCTAGCGACGACATCGAAGAAACTCAATACGAACCCTTTTAACGACACCAAATCATGAAGACTAGACTAACCCTCATCGCGGTGTTTATCGCGGCCCTATGGCTCGCCTCTGACATCGACAAGCACATGCTGCTGCAAGATTGTGTGCAGCAAACCGACGGCAGCGACGCTGCATGCGACAGCTGCTACTACGTAATCTACGGAGCATACCCAACCCACTAAACCCACAGCAACATGAAACACTTCAGCATATGCCGAAACATCCCCTTTCTAGACTGCAAGGGCATTGGCTTCCTCTACCAACGAATGGGTAGCAGGTATTGGATAGAAATACCATTCATAAGTATCACCTTTAAACTAACAAAGTAGCAACATGACAACTCAGAAACTCACAGCGGACACTATCGATAGACTGATAGGCCGCACCATTCACAGCGCAGGAGAGAATTGGATACAGCTAGACAACGGCATCCGAATCTACCTAGAAGACAGCGAAATCGAATCATTAAACTAAACTCATAACGACATGAACAACGAGCAAATCAAGCGCAGGCTTGCATTCATCATGGATGACGCGAGCCGTTTACTCAAGCACCTAGAAGCAGGCAAGGACATGGAACAATTCACGGGCTTTGCTGACAACGGGTACACGCACCTGTCCAACATCCAAATTGCAGCCGACATCCAAGACACAGAGTCTGACGCATGGAAGCAAACGAAGCAAGAGTACATGGGCATCAGCGGCAAGGTTAGCCACGACCCGCAATTAACGAAGGCATACAACGCCCTGCTACAGAAGCTAGGCACAGAGGGTATGCTCGTCCTCATCGAACGATGGATGGACGACAGCGACCTGCAATCAATCATCGCATACGACGACAACTACTAAACACAACAACAACAACAGCAACATGAAAATCTTATTCTTCGCGGCCATGGCGGTCGCACACCAACACACAGCGGAAATGAAATTCCGTGAGATGCAGGACGACGGATCAATAGTATACGAGGGCGACGACATCGATACCGGTAAGGCGATGTACACCCTGTTCCTGCCGGACACCACAATCGAGTACGCCTACGAAGGCGAGGTCATGCAGTACCTCAAGACTGGCTCATTTCAATACAACGACTTCCTAAAATAACAACAACATGAGAAAGATTACAGCACAGGCAGTGCAAGCCTTTGAAAATGCAACCCCATTCAAGAGCGGCAACACGCAGGTAGAGGTGACACCCAACTGCACAATCTTGAAGCTATTCGGCAACCCCATAGCATACCGCTACAACGACCCCGAGCGCACGCTCAGCATAACCAACTGCGGGTGGCCTACAGCCACGACGCGAGAGAGGCTCAACGGCATAGAAGGCGTGAGCATCTCGCAGTCCGCAGGGCTGTGGTATCTGAACGGCGTCCAATGGGACGGCAAGCTAACCGACGTAAACGTATTACCCCTATAAACAACAGCAACATGAACAGACAAGACAGACTCAGAAAGTACGACCGCATTATGTCGGCAGTAGTTGTAGCAATCGTGCTCACCATGCTCCTAGCATCCTGCACAGCCCCCCGGGGCCTCGGCTACCAAGACCACCTGCGCTCAACACCTAGCAACAATTGGGTGCGCCACGACAACGGCGGATGCGCATGGAATCGTTAACAACCATTAACAAGCGGGTGCAGTATGCGGCAGGTATATTGCACCCGCAATCTAAACACTAACAACATGAAAGAAGAGCAAGTAATCATCTACGTCCAACAGCAAATCATGGACGAATGGAGGTCCGTAATGAAGTACGAAGACCAACTACGCAACATCGCGTTTCACACCGAGGAAGACCACATCATCCACGACTGCATCGCCAACGCGAAGGAACGCATCGAAATGTTTACAATAATCTTAAACAAGTTTGAACAATGAGCACCAACAACGACGCATGGAAGCTATCCAACCCCGACGACGACGGGCACTACACTGAAGACCACACACCTCGCATTGAGGCGTGCATCTACTACAAGTTTATCTCAGACCACAAGAACCGCCCCGTGTACGGGATGTTCACGACCTCCGGTCACGACATCAAGATATGGAATTGGTTCGGCATTCAGACAATCGACATCGAGCCGATCGGCACGGAGATGGAGGAGATTGAGTCAGAGATATACCGCATCAAACAGAACTACACCGGCTACGAACTGATAGCAAAGGACGAGTTCTTAGAGGTGTTCAACTCGGTACAGGAACGAATCAACAAACTAGTCAGCCATGAAGCGATGTATTGACAACATAGCATTCGCCCTCATGACGTGGCTCCTAAAGGACATCGACAAATGAACATCGACTACCGCGCAGGCGACGAGATTGTTTGCATAAGGGACCACTCACAGGGCGTCGTCAAGAAGGGAGAGATATACACCGCACACAAGTTGCAGCGTAACTCGTGCGGGTGCCTCCTCTACGTTGACGTTGGAATTAAATCTGACAGGCCGTTCTCTATGTGTCCGGCGTGTGGAATGAACGACGAGAAGACCGACGACGTGTGGTGGATCGACGCTCGTTTGTTCCGGAGACTGCTAACCCAGTCAGAAGAGGAAGACCTCGCTGACGTGCTGGCTGAGGTGTTCCAAGAGGAACTAATTAGCCTTAATTAACAACAAACAACAGCAGCATCAGCATGCTGCACTATATTTGTAAAAGCAATGGCAACACTATTCAAACTTAAAGATGGCTACGAAATAGTCACCAACTCGCGTGACATTTATGCAATCAGCCAAACCGGTAAGACGATTAAGTACGTCGGCAGGGGCACACCGGAATACAAGTCCCGAGGTAAGAAACTATCGGACATACCGCCCCAAATCAGACAAACATTCTTCGATATACAACGTCACAAATCAGAAATCTAATACAACAACAACATGAATTGGAACCTACAACAGCTATGGAATGAATGCGTTTATTCCCAACAGCGTGCGCTAGAGCCACGCGATTATTGCTATGCATCAGAAATCGGACAGCCCCTTGTCGATCGGTATCTGAAGATGAAGGCAGTCACGCCAACTAACCCGCCTAACATGCGCAGCCTCCGGAAGTTCGAGGCAGGCAACCTTGTCGAGTGGGTAGTACGCTACGTGCTAGAGCGTGCCGGCATCATCTTCAACACACAGGAGCGTGTGATGGTCGAGTACCCCAACATGCTCAAGGTGTCCGGACGTATCGACTTCCTTGCCGGAGGCCGCATCGACATCGAGCGTGCCAAGCAGGACATCACGTCCTCGCACCTGCCCGAGTCTATCCAAGCATCCTCCCTGTACATCGCCGAGAGGTTGTACGAGAAGTTTGGTGACAAGGAACTGGAGACAAAGGTGCTCGAGATTAAGTCGTGCTCATCGTTTGTGATGGACATGATGGAGAAGACCGAGAAGCCTATCAAGCACCACCGCCTGCAACTATTCCACTACATGAAGGGGCTCAACCTCAACGGCGAGTTGGTGTACATATGCAAGGACGACCTCCGGATGATGTGCTTCCAATACGAGCCAACACCGGAACTAGAGCAGGAGTACCTCGCCGACCTCGCCGGCATCACCCACTACTTCATGTCTAACACCCGACCACCGCTAGAGAAACTCATCATGGTGGAGGACGGCAAGTTCAAGAAAAACTTCGGCATCGAGTACAGCAACTACCTCAAGTTCCTGTACGACTTCGAGGAGCCACGCGACTACGCCGACTCAGTCAAGTCACAGGTTGCACGCTGGACTCGCGTCATCGCACGCTACGCAAAGGGCGAGAAGATAACAACCAAGAACGAGGAGGTACGCGCCGAGATCGAGGCAGCCGGATACGACTTCAGTCAGATAGTAGAGCAGGCCAAGAAGTTTGGCGTAACAGAAGAGGAAGAAGAAATCTAACAATCAAACCAAATGAAGATACAAATCGAAACCAAGTTCTCCTTTGGAGACACAATCTTTTTCATCCAAGATGACAAGATTAAGTTCGGGGTGATGTACAAGATGGACGTCACCCTTGAAGACAACGAGCACAGGGTCTACCTCTACACACGAGACAGCGACGGCGAGCTGTCGGTCGTGCCAGAGAGGAAGGCATTTATTTCACGAGAAAAGCTAATACAATCGCTATGAAAATAAAAATCGAAAAGGGTGTGCCGATACCCCAAACACGCGGCAACAGGAACCTCTACCCGTTCAAGAAGATGGGCGTAGGAGACTCGTTCTTTATCCTAGACAAGTCTAACCCGAAGAAGACGCTGCGCAACGTGTGCTCGGCAGCCAACTTCTTCAAGAAGAAGAACCCCAAGTACAACTTCCATTCGAGGTCGTATGTCACCGGAGTTCGCGTGTGGAGGGTAGAATGAAGCACAGCGCAGTAATCACGCCACAGGGGGCATTGCGAATCTACAATCGCCCCCTCTTCGATGAGGAAGTCAGAGCCATGTCCCGTGACAAGGACTTGGCTGTGACGATCGAAGTTAAACTGAAGAAGCGGTTCCGGTCAGACGTGCAAAACGCGTACTACTGGGGCGTGGTCGTGGCCATGATATCGGAGAGGCTCAAAGAGCTAGGGCACGAGGTTGACAGGGACCTCA